TCCACCACTTAAAAAAAGATTTGTAACTTCTTGATTAAGATTTAATTTTAATGTTTTCATAGTATTAATTTAAATTATAAGTGTTTTGATTTGTCTATGAGTAGGTGCCACTTTTTTACACCTTTTTGCTATTCTAAGATAACTCTTTTGTCGCCTCGTTAGGTTTCGCTTTGACCTTTGCTCACTCTACCAGCTTGAATATATTGAAGCTTTGACTTTAACAACACTACAAATATATATATAAATATTCCAACTGACAAAACAATTAACAAACAAAGTTGATTATTCATGTTAATTTATATTAATTCTAAATAAGAATATTATTTTGCTTTTATGCTTTATTTGTTTTTAGCTTTGCAAATTGCCCAAGAAGAGCCGAACAGAAAACAGATATTTTTTGAATGGGTGGGGTATATTAAATTTATGTATTGAATTTATAATCTACTCTATTAAATTCATGTATTGAATTTGGCGATGCCTTGAGTATTGCTCAATGGTGTATTGAATTGACCTATCCGTATTGAATTGCTTAGTATAAACTTCTTGTCCTACTTCTTTTATCTCAAAGGTTAGTTGCTTCATGATTTACGTTCTCTATATTTACGCTTTTCTCTGGGTTGGTTTATAATACTAACCAAATGTTTTTTAGGACATAATACCCTAACTATATTATTTTCTTTATCCCAACTAAATCTAAATATCATATAGTTTGGAATCCATACCATTGAATTATCATACTCGATAAATAGTTTAGCTTTCTTTGTGGCAGTTCTAATAGCTTTAAATTTAAACTCTACCAACTCCCTAATAAATTTATGTTGCATCTTTTAAACTTTACTTTTTCTATATTCTGATTCTAATTGTTGCCTATGCAATTCATTTTTTGCTCTAAGTGTTTCGTTCTCTTCCTTAATTGTTTTAAGTAGTTTTCTTAGTTTTCTAATCTCACTTTCAAAGATATTTACTGTATCTCTAAGGTGTCTGATTTCAATTCTGTTTAAATCCTCAAGGTGTGTCATATTATTAAATTTCTATTTCTGGGTTAATTTCTATTCTATTGTCTAAGTGTTCTATTATTGTAGCCATATACAATTCCTTTTGTTTTTTAGTTTTGGCATACAAAGGGTATCTACACCAAGCATATTTTGATTCTCTTGGATTTATAATGTCCTTTATTAAATTACCAAACCTTCTCATAGGTCGCACTACTTTATATACTCTGTTTACTTTCATAATTCTTCTATTTCGTTTTGTATCTCATCAATCTTGTCAAGGATTGGTTGGATTAGGTTAATAGTTTCATAGTCATCATCGCTTCTGACCATTCTTAGTATTCCAGAATATGCTGAATCTAAAATACTAATTGCATTATCTTTTATTATTTTATTTTGTGTCATAATTATTTATTATTAAATTGATTTGCTATTGAATAAAACTCATAAGTTTCGTAACGCAGTTTATACCCTTTGCAATTATAACAGAATAGTTGCTTTGCTTTCTGTTCTATTATTGTTGCACATTTATTACACTTTCTCATAATTAACAATTTAAGTATTCGTGATTATGTGTAACAGACATTTTAATCTCTCCATCAGGATGATTTGAATAAACGCATTTAAGAGCTTCTACAAGCACCTCTAGTTCTTCTGGTGTGATGGTGTAAGAATATATTTCTAAACTTGCTAACACATCTTTCTTTGCTTCCTTGTCGCCCTCTATCCTGTAATTAGAACTAACTTCAATTTTAACATCATCTTGTAGTTCATGCCTTGTCTTTTTTACTTGACTCATCATTTTTTGGTTATAATCTTTGATTTTCTTTATTATTGTTTTCATATCTCATAGGTTTTAGTTGAGTTCATAATGTAGTTAGCATGTACAGTAGCTTTATGATGTAGTTCGTCATTCTTGCCCTCTAAGAAGTCCATGTAATGATTTTGCCAATTAATATCATATTGTAAGCTTACCACCTCTTGTTCTAATTCTTTTATGTTTAGAATTAATAGTTCTTGAGTTCTGATGTCTGACATTATTCAGTTAATTCTATTTCGTTTTCTATTATCTTGCCTTCTAAATCTACAACTGTGTAGCCATGACTTTTTAATAGGTTAATTGACTTTCCTATTTGATTTACTCTTTTTCTGTAATGGTCAAATATTTCGTTCTCGAATGCGTTTACTTTGTTCATAATTATTTATTTTTAAGTTGTTTATTTCTTTCTAATTTTGTTTTATACCATTCAACATGAACAATGTCATTGTTAAACATATTATCTGTATCTAAATCTTTTTTAGGTATATCATAATGATATATACCATACAACAAACCATTGTTATTGTCTTTTTTGTTTGTTCTTTGTTGTTCATAATGAACTGCTAATTTTACTATCATTACTTATTGTTTTTATATGTGTCTAAAACCAAACCAACTACAATAGTTAAGGATAGGCAAAGAAACAAGGTTTGTATTCCTAGTGTTCCGTTGTTAAATAAATTGTCATTAAAAGTAAAGACAAGATATAATAAGGATGATGTCATTATACAATAGGTTAATACTATTGCAGTTTTAATTGTTTTGTTAAATAGTGCTTTCATTGTTTTCTTTATTAGTTATACACAAACTTAGTTAATAATTTCCAACTGACCAAATCTTTTTTTTAAAAAGGGAGGTTTTACCCTCCCTGACTTCTTATAAGTAGTGTTCTGGACAAATGTAATGATAAGTGTTGTACAGATACAAAGCTTCTTCTATTGATTCAACAGGTGTTTGTGATAAAATATCTCCACCAAAATAAAGAACTGAACTTTTGTTTTGTATGGTACTCGTTATAACATACTTTCCCTCATCAAAATCCCAAATCCCTTTGTTTAAATCTATTCTAAAATAACCTTGTGATTCTAGTTGTTTTTTAGAGTTAACTTTCTCTAGTTTTAATTTTTCCATGTTTTCAATTTTATGGGTTAAACAATATTTCAATGAACTGTGTTCAATATAGTAATTAATTCTCCAACTGACAAATAAATGTAGAAATATAACAAATTTAATAATTTTTGTTATAAATATAACAATTTACCTAATAAAGTAATTGCCATGAGGTACAGACCTAGTTAATAAGTACTGAACCAGATAACGACAAGAATCTATTCCGTGATTGAAATTATCATTTGGAATAGAGCCTGATAACTTCCAAGAATAATTATTAAACTCTCTAATTAAATTTATAGAACTGCTATCAATTACTATTTGATAATCTTGCATTAATGCAATACCTGATAAAATACTACCTTTCTTTTTTATTGTAGGAACTATACCTGTTAATCCTTTTGTTTTTAATTCACTGATTAAACGAGGCTCACTATTATCGGCAACAATTAAATTCTTACCTGCCTTACGAATACAAGCATCATATATTTGTGAAGTAGTTAAACCTTTTTTATAAAGATGTTCTTTAAACCAAATAATTTTTCTAGTTTTGTCAATAGCACCTTCTATTAAAGCTGAGGGGTCAACAGAGAAACCAAAATCCAAACCGAATATTGAATCTATTTCCGTATTAAATTTACCTATATTCCAATGAGTAAATATAACTCCTTCTGCTCTTTGTAACCAACCACCCATTATTTGATGCTTATATTTAAGAGGTCTTCTTGCTTTCATATCCTCTATTTGATTCACAAAGGATTCTGACAAGTGGTCTAGGTTATCTAAATATGTAGTATGTATATAAGTAATATTTTCTTTTGTGCCATTAAATCCATCAGGAACTCCTCTGTTTTGAAAGAATCTTTGATATATCCAATTCTCTTTTGTTGTAGGGTTTAGAATTAATATACATCTGTTCTTTACGTTCTTTGCTCTAATACTAAAATCTATCTTATCAAAACTCTCTTCATCTGTTAATTCCTCTGCTTCATCTAACACAAACGAACTAACACCCTGTATAGATTTAAGCTTTGCAGTTTGGTCTCCACTTGAAGTTCTAATACCACTAAAGTATATTGAACTGCCTGTTAAATTATTAATGATTTCTGTTTTAGTTACAGTGAACTGGTCAAGTATCCCCATCAATTCAAGCTTCTCTATAAACTCAGGAATAATAGACATACCTGCTGAAGTCATTGTATAACGAGTGAACAATATTCTATGTCCTTTTTCGTATGTAAGTAACACCAAGAATGTATTAGTGGCAAATGACTTACCACTTCCTCTACCCCCAGTTATTACATAGTAACGACTTTTAGAATTGAATAGAGCTTGGTATTTAGGATTAAGATTTAGCTTCTTCATCTTTTACATCTTCTGATTCTATATCAATAGTTTTTTCTTTATCAGCAAAGTTAATGATTGGTATGTTAACTTCTGTTTTAACATTTAGTTCTTTTAATTCTTTTGGTTTACCATACTTGTATTCCCAAAGTAATCTCATGTGTGGAAAGCTATCTTTAGATTGTTTAGCTAATTCAAGCCAAGCTTTCTCTTCACTACCAAATACTTTTTTCATGGCACCTAAAGCATAGTTACCTAGCTTTTTTTCTCTTGCCTTTGGTGGTCGTCCTTGTCCTCTTGACACTCCCTTTAAAGCACCGTTGTTTGCTCTTCCGTCTTTTTTCTTTTTATTATCGTCTTCTATTCCTTCCATAAACCTCTATTTATTAATTGGCATATAATAGAGTAATTGCCTAAGTCCTGATATGTATCTATTAAAGTTTCATTATTGCCTTTACGATTTTTAATAATTAGATTTTTCCATCTACTTATTTTGTCATTCATTCTAAACCATAAACCATGTAAAGCAAAATCTTTACCTTCTTTAGTTTCTAGGTTTGCACCAGTGCTTATATTACCAATGCCATAATCTAATTGCTTCTTTGCAAATAATTCAAACTGCTCTTCAACAATCTTTTCATAACTCTTATAAAGATTTGGTGCTTCTTTTTGTAATTGCTTTCTATAATTGTTTTTCATATTTTCTTGTAATGTATTTCTTGTTTTTTAATTCTACTTCTCTCTCTGGCATATTACTAATGACCATTGTTAATTCATCAATGTCTTTATTGTCTAAGCTATTTATTTTAGCTCTAATGTATTCTCTTTTAATAAAATTATCCATTTTATTTATATTGTCAACTATATGTTCTAACCAAATTAATAAACTAGAATTATACCTTTTGTGTAAATCAAATGTTCTAAGAGAGTGTATAAGGGTTGCATGATTTATATCCCAACCGTTATTGTTATAGAATTTAGTTATTTTACTCAATGGCATTTTCTTATAGTTGTAAAGTATGTGATTCAATAAAGACCTGACCTCAACATATTCTCTTCTTCTTGTTACTCTAAATACATCTAATCCAGATATTCTATTAAGTTCGTCTGCTATTTCTTTTTGTGTTATCATTATGGTAAATAATTTTGTTGAATCTTGTAATCCTCTAAAGCGTGTAATATTGCACCACAACATTCATAGTGCTCTTCATTTTCATACTGTTCGATTAATAATGGTATTTCTTTTTCTGTTATTACTCTTTTCTTTAGACAAAGTAGAGTGTCTTCATAACAATCTAAATAATCTAAGTATTGGTCTTCCATTTATAAAGTTGCTTTTACAATATAATTTTCAAGGTCGTATTCATTTTTAATATAGTTTTCATATACTTTTATTGCATATTCAACCTTTTGTTCTCCACTATAATAAAACTCTTCGCTTACATCAAATATGCCTATTTCATTTGTAGGAGATTTGTCGATTACAATATACTTAAAATCTTTATAACTTTTGCCAAATAAATTACAATATATAAAACATTGACTATCGTAATTAAATTTATTAGCACTACTCTTGAAACTATTATATTCTATAAGTTCTCCATTTTTATTATAGAATGACTTGTTTAATTGTGCAGTGCTTTTTAAATCTATTAAGTGTTCCCCTAAAATATCTGCTTTGCCTCTAAATGGATAATCCATTAAATTGTTTACCATAGGCACTTCAAAATTACTATTCTCTATAAGTTCTTTTGCCTCATCACAATTATAAAATCTATCTCTCATTCTTAAAGCTACATCTCTATCTTTAACAGTAAACACATCCCACCTTTCTTGTTTAGCTAGTTTATATTCTTTATTTGCTTTTGTTTTTACATCTAAAAATAAACACTCATTAAACTTATGCTCTTCTAATATACTGGCGTGAAATAAATAACCTTGTGCAAGTGCATCAGATTCAGTAGGTAGGTTTATTTGATTTAAGTATTCTAATGGTGATTTAAGTAGTTGACTTATTGCACTACTTGATAAACAAGCTTTAGCTAAGTAGCCATAATAGAAACTGTCTTCTATTGCTTTTTGTGTGAGCTCATGTCTGTCATGCATCTCATTGTCTAGTGTGATAATTGGTTCTTTCATATTAATTACAATTTGAGTTATACTGATATGACAAACTGTATTCCCAACACCCACCTGATACATAATAAGTATAAACCTCATTGTTGTAACCATCTCTACATAAATAAACGTATCTAACAGTGTTGTCTCCGTAGTCAACGTGATAAGGCTCGTTGTAAGGTGCTGATGGGTAATGACTAAGGTCGCAGTTATCACTACAACTTAAAAGCATACATAAAGTTAATGTGTAAAATATTGTTCTCATATTTCTTTGTTTTCAACACAAAGTTAATAAAAGAACTGATATAAACAAGTATTACATGAAATTCTTTTTCCAAACATCTAATCCAACTGCATAGCGTTGCTTAGTGTCTGGGTACTCTAATATCATTTTAGCATTGTTCATAAACCTTGCTAAAAAACTTGCTTTCTCTTCGTATTTTTTTGGTCTTAATAATGGCATATATAAATAACAATTATAGTTTATTGTGTACTTTAGAATCTACATTTTTTGCAATCCCATTTTTCACCCATTTTATTTATAAACTTCTTGAAGTCTTTAGTTTCTTTATAATACTTCCATACCTTGTCGTAATATATACCAGAAACTCTACATTTTTCTAATGGTATGTTTTCATCATCATTGTCAAAGTCGTGTTCAACTTTTAAGACAACACTTTTATCAGTATGCCAAGAATCACATATCCTTTCTAATAATAACCTTTGTCCCATTGGTATCTTATTAAACTTATATTTAACCTCTATAAGTATTAAAACTTCATTATCAAACTCTAATACGGCATCAATATCAGAGGGATGCAACTTACCGTTTTGAATACCAGTAAAATCAATAACTTGTTTTACACGCTTTCGATTCCTAATTAACCCTTTGTCTTCAGTCATTGTTATATTCTTTATAAACATTTTTGAGTTTATTATGCACCGTCTTCTTATAACAAGAAGAACAACTTGTTAAAGTTGCCTTTTGATGAAATACTCTATTGTATATTTTTAAAACACTCTTCTGTACATCAGGCTGAATAGTGTTTTTAGATTCTGTATAATATTTGTCTAGGTATTTATATTCATCTTCTGTTAGACACTCGGGGGTATAATATGGGTATAAATCATTTAATATCTTTTTTCTTTTTTCACACCCACAATCTTCACCAAGAACCCACTTAGCTATTTTAGATATTCCTGTTTTTTCTAGTACCTTTTCGACTGTATCTCCAAGTCCTTTAGCTTTTGTACTTTTTGTATTCTTCTTTGGTTTTCTTTCTAATTTTTTCTTTTGCATTTGTTAATGTATTAAATATTGAACTTAAACTTATTTTTGTTTCTTTACTGATGTCTCGCATACTCATATTAGTATTTAAATATAACCTAGTAAGCTTTTTATCGTACCAATACCACTCTTCAATTACGCCTTCTATTTTATTGTACAATGCCTCTAAGTTAACTTTTTTTTTATAATTATCATTATGTTGGTCAACATCATAAACTATTTGATTCATAATATAATTAAATTTTTCAGTGTCTATATCTGAAAATAACACTGTTTTTTTATTTTTGTTATAATTAGTAAACTTGCTATAATATAAATTTCTTAATGTAATATATATATAAAATGTATTAATTTCTGTTTCATTATACATAATTCTTTTTACATCTTTTGTATAATCATACATTCTTAAATACATCTCTTGAACTAATTCATTAGCATCACTATTATTCAATTTAAAACTTTTAGCCATATTTAGCCATTCATTATGCCTTTTAGCTAATATGTCAAGTATCTTAGAGCTCATCTTTAAATACAATGTTTCTAAGTTGTTCAAATGAATTTATAACATAATAGTTTCCTTTCCATTCAGATTGGAATCTAACTTCATCTGGTGTTAATTTTTGTTGTGCTTTAGGTTTAGAACCGTCTTTAATTTCTATTAAGTAATTATTAAAGTTATAACCTACAATAATATCTGGTGCACCTTTTCCTAATTGGTGAGTATGGAGGACAGAGCATCCTACCCCTCTTAATTGGGCAACTATTTTTTTCTGGTTAGCATCTACTCTAGCTCTGATTCGCATCTTATATTATCTACAATATCAAAGGGTGTTTCCATATTGAAATAATATCTGTTCGATTTTCTACTGTAAGTTATGCCTTCAACTTCTTGAGGATAACCTACAAGTTTTTGTTTCTTTATCTTTTGACTTCCAAATACAACTGCTGTATTACTAAAGTCTAATGCTCGATTAGGTCTCCATACAAATAATACATTATCAGATTTATCTGCAAATGTACCACCACCTTTAATTCTGTTGACATCAGGTTTATTATATCTGCCACCATCATCTTTTTGTGGTGTAACTTGGTGTGCAACTAAATGAACAGAGATTTTGTTTTCTACGGCAAACCTTTTAAGTTCACTCATAAATCTACTAATGTATAAATCTTCTCTTTCACCTCTTTGCATACGGTGTTGTACTGTATTGTAAGGGTCAATAATCAATGAACGAATACCTTTTGCCTTAACTAAAAATTTAGCTCTCTCAAAGATGTCCTCTAATTTATAACTTTTTTTTGGATATATAATAAAAAAATGCTTTTTCATAAACTCCATAGCTATTTTAAATTCATCTTCACTCATATAATTATCTTTATAATAAGGGTCAGAACTCTTGCCAATGTAAGTTTCTATTAAGTCGTGAAAGAAATCATTTATAGGCATATTCTCTGGGCTAAACACTGCAAACTTCCATCCTTCATGAAATGCCTTTAAAACTGATAGCTGATTTAAGAACATACTTTTACCTTCATTTTGGTAACCTGTCCAAATATTTACCTCTCCGTTTCTCCAAGTCCAAGCTCTGTCAATACATTCAACGTGAGTTGTTGAACCTCTTTCTTGTCCGTTCCTATAACCATCTAACATACTATCATAAATATCATTTACACTAAATATACCTTCAACCTTTGGCACTCTAGCATATTTAAATCTATGTTGTAGTGATTTTACACCTTCATTAAGTAAAACTTCGTTAGCATCTTTAAATGGATTTGTATCTATTAATCTAATTTTTTCTGCACCAATTCTTCTTACAAGTTCTTCTTCTAAGTATC